TTTGGAACTCGTCCATCAAAGCGTACAACGGTTTTACCGCTTCATCTTGACGATCAATGTTAAGCAAGTTCCAATCACTCCAGTGGATAAACCAAAGTTTACATTGTGACGTCCTGGTACTTCCTTGCTCGAATCCGTTTGTGATTTCATCCGTTGGTGACACCAACCAAATAAATGGGAGCTTTGAACGCTCGCTATTTATTCCGTCATCATTCAAATACTTTGACCATTCGTATTTTGTATTGGAAAGCGTGCCATTGAAAAACAACGGTTTCTTGATCGTTACTAATGTTTGATAGTTGATTGATTGACTTGTAATTGTAAATGTAACTTCGTTTCCATCGATTGACTTGACTTGAAGCTCGACACCATTTACATACGCGAACTCGTAAAGTTTAATCCATTTCACATTGCAAAATGTTACGACTTGCTCGTTGTTTGCTACTTGCGAAAATGATTCAACGCGCAAAGTATTATCAAGTTTATTGATAATCTCTTGCTCGATTATTTCAGATATTAACCTCATGCGAACCAAATAGAATCTAATTCCACACCTCGATATTCTGGGTAAATGTCTTTGTTGTGTTCTAAGAATCGTTGCAAAATTACGGAGCTTTTCACCGCTTGATTGAATAACACTATTGTATTCGTGTAATTATCGTTGGCAACGCTCCCAGCTTCAACGCTTGGTTTGATTTGCCCAGTGCTAGTGGAAATTTGTAATTGTTCACGTGAATAATGAACGTAAACAAGCGCGCTCAAAATGTCGGTTAGTCCTGTACAAAAATAAGAGCGAGCGCATCCGTTGTATTCAACTTCAAATGCAAACTCGCTCTTAATGTCCTCGAATCTAGCGACTGAATCGTCATCATAGAATAAATCGGCTAATTCTTTGCCGAATAGCTGGTACAAATACTTTTTTTCATACAGGTGAATGTATTGCTCAATTAAGGCAGTTCCGTTCTTAAACGCCACCGAAAGTTGGTAACGATTAACAAATGATTCAACTGATAAGAAATAAGTAGGTACTGGCATATTTATTCAATTACGATTTCTTCTTTTGATTCTGTTTCAGGTGCTTCCGGTGCTTGCGCTTCTTCCACAACCATTTCAACAACTTTTGCGCCTTTCTTAGGTGCTTTTTCTTTTGCTTCTCCTTTGATTGCTTTACCTTCTTTGATTAGATCGCTTGCAGTCGCGTTTGATACTTCAATCGTTTGTCCTGCTTTCTCTTTAGAGAACTTTTCTGTAAGTGTAATTTTCATAACGTAGTTTTTTTTACGCCACAAACCCCGACAAACCGCTAAGGTTAATGTCGGGGCAAATGTGACTAATTACTAACTACTAGTCAGTAATCAACGCGATTGCGTCAGCCATAACGCCTTTCACTAATACTTGCGTATCGTTTGCAGATACGAATTGTACTAACGCTTGCTCGGCAAGGATTGTACGTAAGTTTTTAGAGAAATCGTCATTTTCTTGACCGATATTCAATGAAAGACCTTCGCGGAAACGAACGTTAATCACTGATAAATCACCACCTACGAAATCGTAGTCCGTACCAACTAAAGCAACCTCAGCAATCAATTGCATTCCTGCAACCATTGTACCGTCTGCGCTTCTAAATGGCGGGATTTGGTAAATACCATCAGTTGACTTTTGCATATCCATTTGAGCCAAGATGTCTGGATTAACGAATACTGCTGTTGCCGTACCAAATGCTTTTTGAACTTGTAAAGCCAACGCGCGGAAAACGTCTGCGTAAGTTGGTGCTGCGGTAACGATACCACCACCTGTAAACGCTGAAGCGTAGTCAAACAAACCATTGATTAAAGTTCCGTCACCTGCGAATAACTCGTCAACCGTTGCTACTTCGATTCTACGAATCAAGTTAGCTTGTAAGTAAGAAACTAATTGTGGCAAGTCGCGCAACATCTCTGTTGTTACTTTACAAGTAACCGCGATTTTGTTCACTCTCGCTTCTTTCTCTTTGTATTGAACAGAGATTTTTGTTTTCGCTGCACCTTCAGCAATGAAGATAGGCAAACCTTGCTCGTTGTATTCTTCAACCCACATCGCAACGCGGTTGTTGATTGTTCCAACTGAAACAAGACCTAAGTAACGAGATACACGAGAACGAATTGGTGAAATGATACCTGTAAAGGCAGTCAATAACCAATGAGAATCGCTATCACCACCTAAGATAGTGTTTGCTTCGCTTACCGTAACCGCTGCTTTCACAGTGATGTTTACGTTAGCTCCTTTAGTCGTCAAAGACGCTTCAAGTTCTTCTTTGCTCGTTTCAAATGCACCCATCAAGGCATCTTTGAACGATTTAAAAGATTTCTCGTTTCCTTTCGGAGTTTCTTTCAAAGACGCGATTTGCGTTTCGATTTCCGTGATTGCAGTTTTCATTGCATCAAGGTTAGTTTCGTTTTTCAACGCTTCGATGGAAGCATTAATTGCCTCAACATCACTTTTACTTGCAAAGCCTTTCTCGTCCAATTTTGTCTCTAAGGCTTTGATTACTTCTTCTGTTGTCATTTTTTCTGATTTAGAAGTTTTCAATTATTTTGTTCCAATCCAAGGCAGGAACATCGACCTTTTGAGTGTCGTTAGACGGCTCGTGTGTTTTTGAAGTGTCATCGTTGACGGCTTCTTTGCGAACTCCGCATGTCTTACAAAGTGCATCGCCATTATCTGCGGATAGATTTGGCGTGTCCTGCTGACACATTTCGCAATAACTTTTATCAGTTAACTCAGTGATTGACATCACTGGAGTGATTGTATTAGATCCTTTTACAACGGCGCTACCTTCGATAACTTTCGCTTCGGTAACCGCCCAAAAATAACCGCGCATGTCCGCAACTTCTTTGTTTGCTACTTGTGGGTAGTATTTATCCCAATTTGCTTTTTCGCTTGCGTAGCTTGGTTCGTTTGTATCAACGCACATAAACAACTTAACGTAACGCATGCCAACCGAGTGATTAAGCACATAACCGTTCTTGTATTGCTCGAACATAAAAGGATTGCGTTTCGAGTCGATTGTCACGTCAAAAGTCAACGCTTGCGTGCTACCTTCGTAAGTTGCGCCAAGTTTTGACCAAGCGATTTGTTTTGTNCTTGCNACGAATTCNTTGTTGATTGAATCCGCGATCACGTANTCGAATTCCATTTCATGCTCTTGTAACAAATGAAGCATTTTAGTTTCGGAAAGTGATTTTTTCCAAAGACCTGGTATGTGACAATCCATGTGTGAATCAATCACATTTGTGGTGTTTATACACAATGAAAGTTTTAATTTACCGACTTGGTACGAATCCGCACCGTCTTCTTTTGTGATTTCCACTTTATTATTTACCTCGCCATATGAAGCAAAAATAACATCACCGTGCTTGATTGCACTGGTTTTTTTAGCCAACAAAAGCTCTTTGTTTGCTAGAATGTGCTTGATGTTTTCCTCTCTTGTCATTTCTTTACAATTTCGTTAGATGACTTAACAATCGTTTTAATTTGCTTGATGGCTTCAATTTCTTTGGGTGTTAATTTACTCATCTTAAAAGTATTTGAATCAAAATTAATCTAAATTTGTGAATATTATTAAAAAATTTGGAAATGGATATTATTCAAAAATTTTTCTCCGCACTTGGATGGGGCAACTCGAATTACTACACAACTCAACAAATTGGAAGCGTAGCACCTCAGTGGGTAAACACCTCCGATAAATGGAACTTGTATAATACCATTCCAGAACTCAACGCCGTAATTAACCGATATGCCGACATGGTCGCAAGTGCCAATCCAATCGTGAAGGACAAAAAAGGAAACGTTGTTGAATCAAATGCAAATAACATCTTTCGATTGATTGACCGCCCGAACGCAATGCAAACGTGGGGCAAAATGATGAAGATGATTGCGATTAATCAATGCGTAACAAACAACGTTTTAGTGTATGCGCCAAATGGATCGTTTGGTAAATTGCAACTTTTACCTTTGGCATTCAACAACGTGAAAATCGTACCTACGGGAAAGAATTTGATTTCGGTTGACTTAGGGAGCTTCATCGAGAAGTTCCAAATACCAACGTCACGAATTGACGATTACAAAGACTTCATGCCAGATGAAGTTATTTACATTTCGGAAATTGACGGTATAAATTTATTTGACTCAAAGTCAAAGATTGACGCTTTGAAAATGCCATTGTCAAACTTGGAAAAGCAATACGTGAAAAGAAACGTTTTACTTGTGAATATGTTTTCACTTGGTATCTTATCGAGCAACAACTCGGACGGTATTTCTGCAATGCCTATCGAGTCTGAGGATATTGAAAAGATACGCAAAGATATAAAGAAACGTAACGAAGGCGAAGTGATAATAAGCGACAAGCCTTTGAAGTTTGACCCTATGACTCC